ACTTCATAGAGGAGGAGGTGCTTCTGGAACACAAAAGAAAAAACAAAAAGAAATAGGTAAAAAAATTGAAGAAGGATTTAAGAAAAAAGACAAAGAAAAAAAAACAAGAGATTTGCAAATGGGTGGATCAAAATATTTACGAGGTGGTGGAATTGCACAACGTGGATTAGGTAGAGCATTTATGAAAGGTGGAAAAGTTAAATAATGGCAATAGGAAAATACGCAAAAGCAATATCAGATAGGTCAGGATTTGAATTTCCGTATAACGAAATGGTTAGGGAATGGAATGGCTCGCTTGTGCACAAATCAGAATTTGAACCTAAACATCCACAATTAGAATTAGGTACACATGCTGCAGACCAAGAGGGTCTAATGAATGCAAGACCTGATAGAGTAGAAAACTCTGTTGCAACAATATTAAAACCAAATCCTTTTGAAACTATTGCAGCTTCATCAGGAATTATAAATGTATCAGAACAATCGCATGGTCGATCAACAGGAGATACTATAAGATTTAGAGGATCACCATCTACTGCTGGTACTTTTGCAAACCCTGCAAATTTTGATGGTATAACAGGATCAAATGTTGCCAAGTCTGCTGGGTATTCTATTACAGTTGGTAAAAGAGATTCAAGCGGTAATATTACTAATACAACAGATTTCTACCACTTTACTGTAGACACAGATACTGCTACAAGTGGAAGTGAATCAGGAGGAGGAGAGAATTGCTCGGCAGGTCCGGCAACTCTAACAGCATAATGGCAGGATTAAGTGCATCAGGACTAATAACACAAATAAGAAGCTACACAGAAGTAGATAGCACTGTATTGTCAGATTCAGTTGTAGAAAATATTATTTTAAATGCACAATATAGAATTTTTAGAGATATACCAATTGATGCAGATAGAAAAACATCTACAGGTAATTTTACAGCTGGAACAGGGACTGTAACTGTCCCAGCAGGAGCCGTGTTTATTAGAGCAGTGCAAGTTTATACTGCAACTGGATCTACTTACACTGGTGCTAATACATATTTAGAAAAAAAAGATTTAACATTTTTAGAAGAATATATTTCAGCAACTACATCTACTGGCACACCAAAATATTATGCTATGTTAGATACAGGAGCAACTGGAGAAAGTTCATCAAACTCTGGATCTATAATTGTATCACCAACACCAAGCGATACGTTTGCTTATAAAATTCATTACAATGCAGCGCCAGCATTATTAGAAAATAATGATACTAATTATATTAGTATGAATTTTCCAAATGGTCTGTTATATTGTTGTTTAGCAGAAGCTTATTCTTTTTTAAAAGGACCAACGGATATGTTGCAACTTTACGAAGGAAAATATAAAGAAGCAGTGCAGACATTTGCTGCAGAACAAATTGGAAGACGAAGAAGGGATGATTACACGGATGGTGCTTTAAGAATACCAATTCAATCACCACCACAATAGGAATTAAATTATGGCATCAACATACACAGATCTCGGTATAGAAAAAATGGCAACTGGCGAAAACGCCGGTACATGGGGAACAAAAACTAATACTAACTTAGAAATTATAGAAAAATCAATTGCCGGTTATGTAGAACAAGCAGTAACTAGTGGTGGAACAACAGCATTAAGTATTACAGATGGAGATGCAACAGAGTCTACATCGGTTGCAAGACACGCTGTTATAAAATTAACAGGTACAATAACAGGTAATTCTATTGTAACTGTGCCAGATTCAATAGAAAAAGTTTACATTGTAACTAACGGCACATCAGGTGCATACACTGTTCAATTTAAAACAGCATCAGGAACAGGTATTACTTTTGGAGTATCAGAAAAAACTACAAGATTAGTTTACTCAGATGGAACAAATCTTGTTGATGCAGGTTTTGGTGGAGCAACTGATATGGAAGGAAGAGAGTTAGTTTTAGATGCTGATGGTGATACAACCATTACAGCAGATACAGATGATCAAATAGATATTAAGATTGCTGGTGCAGATGATTTTCAATTTACGGCAAATACTTTTACAGCGCAGTCAGGTAGTACGATTGCTGCACAAGCATTAACTGCTACAACAGTTACAGCTAGTGGTATTGTAAAAACAGATGACACTACTGAAGCAACTTCTACAACAGATGGATCACTACAAACTGATGGTGGCTTATCTGTAGCAAAAGATGCAGTGCTTGGTGATGACCTTAAATTATTAAGTGACTCTGCTGTATTAAGTTTTGGTGCAGATTCAGATACAACTTTAACACATACTGATGGAACAGGTTTAACTTTAAATTCAACTAATAAATTTCTTTTTAGAGATACTGGTTTATATATTAATTCATCTACAGATGGCCAATTAGATTTAGTAGCAGACACAGAAATACAAATAGCAGCTACAACCATAGATATTAATGGTGCTGTTGCAATGGATGGTGCTATAACTGGTGCTACTAATATTACTTTATCAGGTGAATTAGATGCAGCAACAGGAGATTTTTCTGGTGATGTAGATGTTGATGGTACATTAGAAGCAGATGCTATTACAATTAATGGCACAGCTATTGGTTCAATTTATGGCGCAGTTGCAGGAAGCTCTAGTATTGTTACAACAGGTGCTTTAGACTCTGGATCAATTACTTCAGGATTTGGCAATATTGATACAGGATCATCTACAATTACAACTACAGGATTAATTACTGGTGGTTCATTAGATATTGATGATGTTTTAATTAATGGAACAACAATCGGTCACACAGATGACACAGATTTAATTACATTAGCAAATGGTGTTGCAACAGTTGCAGGAGAAATTTCTGTAACAACTTTAGATATTGGTGGAACAAATGTAACTGCAACAGCAGCAGAAATTAATTTAATAGATGGTGGTACTGCAAGAGGCACGACAGCGGTTGCAGATGCAGATGGTATTCTTCACAATGATGGTGGCACAATGAGAATGACTAGTGCTGCAACATTTAAAACATATTTTCAAACAGGTATTTCTTCAGCAGCAGATGATATTACAGCAGGTGATTCAGCAGTTACTATTTCAACTTCATCAGGTAATATTACAATTGATGCTACAGCAAATGACTCTGATATTATATTTAAAGGTACAGATGCTACTGCTGATATTACTATGCTTACTCTTGATGGTAGTGATGCTGGTACTGCTACATTTAATCATGATATTATTTTAGGTAATAATTCTTTTGTACAATTTGGAGATGCTGGAGAAAAAATTACAGGAGACGGAACTGATTTAACAATAAACTCATCTAATGATTTACACTTAACAGCCACAACAGATATTAACATTCCAGCAAACGTTGGTTTAACATTTGGCGATGATGGAGAAAAAATTGAAGGTGATGGAACTAACTTAACAATATCATCTAGTGGAACAACAAGGATTGATAGTACAGGAGATATTACATTAGACGGTAGTAATACAATGAAAATTGAGAGTGCAGCTACAGAATATTTAAGAATTTCAAAAGGTGGTTCTTCAGAATTTATTCGTTGTATGTTACAAGATAAAGATTTAACTATTCAAGGTAATGATGGTGGATCTCAAATTGATGCTATAGTTTTAGATATGTCAGATGCTGGAGCAGCAACTTTTAGTGACAAAGTTACAATAGGTGATGGTAAGTTAGTTTTAAACTCAACAGCAGTTACATCAACTGCGGCAGAACTTAATTTACTTGATGGAGTATCAGGATTAGTTCAAGCAGACTTAACAAAATTAGCTGCAGTAGATTCAACAGCAGCAGAACTAAACATTGTTGATGGTGGCACATCAGCTACTTCAACAACAGTTGCAGATGCGGACAGAGTTGTATTAAACGATAATGGTACAATGGTCCAAGTTGCAATGACCGATATTAAAACATACATTGGTGGTGGTACATCATGGCAAGCAGTTAAAACATCAAACTTTACAGCTTCTGCTGGTCAAGGTGTATTTTGTAATACAACAAGTGCAGCGTTTACTTTAACATTACCTGCTTCACCTTCAATTGGTGATGAAGTTTCATTTGTAGATTACGCAGGAACATTTGATACTAACAATTTAACAATTGGTAGAAACAGTTCTAAAATACACGGAGCAGATGAAGACTTAACTGTGGCCGTAGAAAGAGCAGCTAACACTTTAGTATTTACAGACTCTACTCAAGGTTGGTTGCTGAAGAGTAAATAATGGCTGAATACAAAGATATACACGGCACGGCTGTCCGTAACAGCGCTGGAAATCTAGCAGGTGCTAAAACAGGAGAATTATTTTATGATACTACTAATACAGATTTTAAATATCAATTTCCAAATGTAACTTCAGCTGGAGCTTGGAGAACTGGTTCTGCATTAAATACTGGAAGAACAGAATTAGCAGGAGTAGGTTCTCAACACGCTCAATCATTAGCTATTGCTGGAGAAAGTTCAGGAGGAGATGAAGCTAAAACAGAATCTTATAATGGATCAACTTGGACTGAAGTGGGTGATTTAAATCTAGCACGAAAATTTTTAAATGCTGCTGGAATATATACATCTGCAGTAGCTTTTGGTGGAAATAAACCAGGATCACCACCACTTACCGCAACAAATGAATCATGGAATGGATCGGCATGGACTGAAGTAGGAGATTTAAATCAAGCAAGAGATCAATTAGCGGCAGCTGGAGTTAGTAATAC